CATCTCAATTGGTATGGGTTTCCAGTAAACCAAGAATCTGCGCTAGCACTTCGTGAACACATTCTCGTTGCATTGTCTATAGCAAAAGGATACATAGATTGGAATGAAATTATTGATTCTTCTGTGTATGGATCCATGCAGAGGAAAACCAAGGGAAGTGGTCTTCGTATGCCGTGGTCTCATAAAATGGCAAAACATATGGCGTGTGGTGGCCAGGGATGTGAGGTGTGTGGTAATGGAAAAATTGTACAAGTCGCATACCTTCCCGTATTTATATATAAATGCGGTCCATTGAGTACACTTTTAAAAATTAGTCACAACCCAGACCCAGAAATACTTAAAATGTCTTCTGTGAGAACCAATTCTACTGAGTACATTACAGTTGAACCACCGTCATCTGTAATTAAGGAAGGTTCATTTACATCTGCACAGACAAAAGATGAACTTCATGACGATGAACTTAAGAGTCTTGTCGAAGATTTTATTCAGAAGAATATGCAAGGTCAGGGAACTGCAATTGTAAAAAGTCTTTTTAAACACAAAGAAACTTATTTAGTTGCTACAAATTCCAAATATTGTGAAAATATTAAAAGGTCGCACAATTCAAATCATATTTGGTTCCATATAAGTGGTTCTGTAATCGCTCAAAAATGTTTTTGTAGATGTGAAACTATTAGGGGTAGAAGAGATGGTTTCTGTAAAGATTTTTACGGTCGTAAACATCAACTTACACATAAAATAGTTGAAAGATTGTACCCCAAAAAGGAAGATATTAAAAAGTGTCCAGAAATTAAAAAATTTGAAGAAAAACCACAAATCAAACAAAATGATGTAAAACCACACCTAGAATCATTCATGCGTAGGTGCATGAAATGTCCCGAAGATACACGCATTGTGAGTATTAAACATCAAAAAAATACATTTAATGTATTAACAACTGTATCACATTGTGAAACTATAAAAGGTAGTCATGACGGATATACAATGTCATATATTATTAGTGGAACTAAAATAACCCAAAAGTGTCCAATTTGTAAAGTAAACAACTCAAGAACATATCAGCTTAGTGGCAGTGTCAAAGAACTACTTCGACCTTCTAAATAGTAAAGTTGTAATAAAAGATACTTAAAAAGTAAATATCTTTATATAAATAATGGTGCAAACAAGAACTCGTTCTGGTAGAACAATAAAGAAACCTGAATTATATCAACCTGAAGAAACCGTTCTAGAGGACGATTATGCATCAGACGAATATGATTCAGATTACGATTCCCAATTAGACACAGATGATGAAATAGTTTCAGACGAAGAGAGTGATGATGACGATGATGATGATGATGATGACACTGGAAGCCTTGATGATTTTATAGTAGATGATGACGGAGAAAGTGAGGAAGAAGATACTTAAAAAAAACGCTGACTATATAAAAAATGGAGACTGATATAGGAAATCCAATAGAATACGATCCCGCATCTGACCCTTTATTTAAAGGTAATGGAAAGAATGAAGATAGCACACCGATTGATCAAGGTGAGTTACCTAGAGATCAACAGTACTATTTTCATCCTTCAGAAATGATGTATCCAACACAACAAGACTTTCAGAATTATCCACAGAAAAATGACATATTTTCAAGTATAGAGAAAACAACGTGGATTGTTGCATTTGCTGTCTTTTTACTTGGTTTTTTCATGGGGAAAACCATGCAACCAGTCATACTCCGCTACGCCTGAGTAAGGTACAAATGTCCCAATATCTCCATAAATGGGGATTTCTTCCCCCGTAATATCACGATCCATAACCTGACTTGGATACATTGGAATAATAAAAGCATCCCTTGTATCTTCGACAAATCCTGTTGCAGTTGAAGGTGGCTCTATAGCATTTGTTTTGTTTTTCAAAACCGTGCGAAGTTTTGGTTCAAAAAACAAAATAAAGAATGCGCTAGTCAAGATGACGGTAATAATTATACTCAACATTCTGTTTTAAAATTAAAAAATATTATATTTTTGATCTAAGCAGAAGAAACTTCTGGTTCCCCTTCTTCCTCGGTTTCCTTAATATTGGCTTCGGTAGAAGCCTTGTCTTCTTCAGCTTCCTCTTCTTCACGCTTCTTGCGGCGCTCTTCAACTTCGGCGGCAACAATGGCATCAGCTTCCTTGACAAGTTCCTCCATTGGAGCATCTGGCTTTTCCTTCTTGAGACGCTCAATGACATCAGCTGGGTGACTGAGTGGTGGTTCATCTGGTTTGGTGTAGAACTTAGAGTTTTCATCACCTGGCTTGAGATAACTCTTGGCTTCCATCATATCACGTTTGCGTTCGTTGAACATACGAGTAGCTTCAGCTTGGTTTTCCTTATAACCAGACATGATTTCTTCAAGCTTTTCATTTTGGTAATGAACATCTTCAATCTTCAATGGATCTGGTGGGATCAAAAGCCACTTGTACATGTCGACAACATAGATGTCAAAAGTGCTATCTTCCTTCTGAAGACGCTTGGCGTGAGAAGCGGCTTCGTCGCGAGTAGCAAAAGCACCGCGGATCTTGATACCAAACTTATCATTCTTTTGTGGGGCTTCTGGACCAACGACAGAGAGGCACGCGTAAAGCTGACCTGGAACAGTGGTGTAATCTTGTTCAAGAGACATGTTTATATCTTACGCGGTACTTAAAACTTTAAGCCATTTGTATTATAAATGGGTACATTTTGGGATAAACAATCGTGGGCAACTGGATTCAGTACGAAACGTGTAAAAAAAGATGAACAACAAAAATTACCCGAAGATTTTGAATGGTCGTCACATTCACTTGAAACAATCCACGAATTCTTAAAAGAAAATTATATCTCCGATGAAAATTTTAGTTTGAGATACACAATGGAAAGTTTAAAGTGGGCGATAGAAGTACCTGGACATCAAAATATATGTATAAATGACAAGCATACACAAAAATTAATAGGTCTTATATCTTTGACACCATTGACCATGAAATTAAATGACAAAGAAGCGAAAGCAGTACAGGTAAACTTTTTATGTGTTCACAAAGACTATAGAAATAAAAAACTTGTTGGGTATCTCGTCACAGAAGCGAAGCGTATTACAGAAAGCAAAAAAAGAAATCAATCAATTGCCACAATACATAATTCAATACCAGGTTCTATATTAAAAGCAACATATTGGCATCGACTTATTAATGTAGCTAAATTATCTAAATGTGGATTTTATCAAACAAACCAACCTAAAACAAAAATGTTTGAAATCCGTGGTAGATCATATTTTAGAAAAATGACACCAAAAGATGTTCCAAAAGTAACTGAAATACTAAAAGAATATTTCAAAAAATTCAAAATTGCCCCCATTGTAAACGAGAGTTGGGTTAAACATTGGCTTTTACCAAGGGACAATGTCATATACTCATACGTAAATGATGAAACAGATGATTTTGTTTCATTTTATAGTATTCCATATGACAAGGTTGACAAATCTGATACTATTAATCAGGCGTATTTATTTTATATGACGGGTGATAATTTTAATGATGCATTTTTGATAGCAAAAAATGAAGGTTTTGATGTTTTCAACACCTTAGACGTTACACACGATGAAGATACATTGAAAAAACATAAATTCTTGCAAGGATCTGGGTACGTAAATTACCATATATTTGATTGGGAACAAAATTGTGAAATCAATAAAACGGATATAAACATAAAGATTCCATAAAGAGTATGGAAGAGATCCGTCGTAACCACAATGATGCCAAGAGGGAACTCATACATTGGGTTACCCGAGATGGTGATCAAATACTTGATGTTGGTTGTGGGTTTGGTGGCGATCTCCAGAAGTGGCACAAGTGTGGGGCTAACATAAGTATGTGTGACCCAGAACCAAGTGCTCTTGTGGAAGCTAGGTCCCGCGCAAAAAATATGCGTATGCGCGTAAACTTCTACGAAGGTGATATTCACAATTGTCCAAATAGAAAGTTTGATATTGTATGCTACAACTTTTCACTCCACTATATTTTTGAATCAAGAGACAAATTTTTTAGTTCAATCAGGGAGATCAAAAAGAGATTGAAACCAGGTGGAAAACTCATAGGTATCATACCAGATTCAGAAAAGATCATATTTAAGACACCCCTCAAGGATGAGATGGGTAACTTCTTCCTCATGAAGGAACACGGTAATGGTGGATTTGGTGAAAAGTTATTTGTCAATCTAGTGGATACACCATTTTACGCAGATGGTCCAAAGTCAGAACCCATAGCATACAAAGACCATCTTGTCACACATCTAGAAGAATTTGGATTTAAATTAGAACTTTGGGAGGGACTTGTGGGTAACCCCATCTCGGAGTTGTATAGTAAATTTATCTTTGTATATAAGAAATGATAGCATTCATTATATTACTATTTGTCAATTTGTGGATTCTTCGACAGACCAAAGAACCTCAGGAACTTTTGGAAGTCAAGGAAAAGTATCGAATTCTCAGAGATCACATCACAGATACAGATCATAAAAAGTTTCACATGTTGAAGAAGTGTGTTCCAATTACAGGTTTCAAACGAATGAACGATACAGTTGGATACAACACAAATAAAGGGCAAGAGATTGCTTTGTGTCTTGATGGGGCATCAAATGAAGTTTTCCATGTTCTTATTCATGAATTGGCACACTCTACAGTTGAGGAATACTCTCACTCTGAAGAATTTTGGAACAACTACATAGAACTTCGTGATATGTGTGTAAATTTAGGAATTTATGAAAAGATTCCCGAGCGAACAAAGTTCTGTGGTCAACACATCCAAGATAAATAATATTCTCAACTTACTTTAAATGAAAACACCAGTAAGTGTCTTGCTTATGGTTATTTTGTACTGGATTGCCATATATGGTATAAGTTTAGTTCCACATATGAGTGAAAACTACAATCTTAACCTGGTGTGGATGACTGTAATTGTACCAAACGTTCTTCGGTTAATTGTTGGAAGTATTCCACGCCTTGCTGTAGATCGACTGTTCTTTTTGTCAACAAGTATAATCGCATTGATAATTACATTTGCTGTTAATACATTTGGCGTGATAGTAAAGATGCGGTAGAAAAATACGGAAGTGACAGAAGCAAGACGCTTAAGTTGAGTGCCTTGCTCATGACAGCATTTGCCACAGGAGCTTTGATTACCTACTATACAGGTATTGATAATTCAATCTATTCAAATATGGGTTGGGAATCAAACAATCAGGGCTTCACAATGTAATCTTTAGCAATGTAGAAGACAACAGCAGCAACCAAACCAGTTGAAGCCAAACCAACCATGCTTCTGGAACCTTGTTCGTTAAGGAACTTTGGAATAGATGTGACTAGCTTGTCTTGAACTGGCTTAGATATAGCGAGAGCCGCAGCGGCACCGGCAACGAGAGCAATCATTTGGTCATCTGTAAGATTAAATGGGTTCTTGCTTTCTGGTTTTGTCGCTTGTTGTGGCATCGCATAAGCACCCTGAGGCTGTGGAGCGGTCATTTGTGGCATCATGCCTTGCATTCTGGGCTCATCCATCATCATTGGTGGTTCCATCATGAGATCATTAATTGGGGTGGAGTCCATCGTCTGTTTATTTTCACTCACATTTTTTTCGGGTTGTGAAAACGCTTCGTGTGTTGGTGGTGGTAGTAGTTTATCTCTTGATAAATTTGGAATAAAATTTGTTGTTGGTTTGTCGTTCAAAGGAACCATACCGTCACCATTGTCAGAAAGATTCAATGTACTTATATCAGTAGACATCTGTTATATTCATATGTTTTTGATAAATGTAAGTGACGCAGCCTGTATTAGAGAAATAATTTTATATAATTTTAAGAATGGTTGATTATGTTCAACAACAATTAATTACCTATATCGGAAATAAAAGAAAGCTTATTCCTTTTATAGAAGATGTTGTCAAAGAATTAGAACCCAAAAGTTGCGTTGACGCATTTTCTGGTTCTGGAGTTGTTTCAAGAATGCTACTTACATATTCTGAAAAATTGTATGTAAATGATTTAGAAGAGTACTGTGAAGTTCTTTCTCATTGTTTTTTAAACACACCTTCCTGGGCTGATCAAGATGATATAACTTATCACATAGAAGCTATGAATTGTTGTGCAGACAAAGTTGGATTTATATCGGAACTTTACGCTTCTGATGACCGTCGATTTTATACACCCGAAAATGGACAAAGAATTGATGGTATGTTGGACTATATCAAAAATTATGTTCCGGAGCATCTAAAACCATATTGTCTTGGTCCTCTCCTGGTAAAAGCAAGCATTCATACAAATACATCTGGAGTATTCAAAGGTTTTCATAAAGGTGGGTGGGGTGGAAAGGGTGGACATGCAATTGATAGAATAACAAAAAGGATAGAAGTTGAACCACCTATATGGATTGAACATAGTAAAGATGTAACCGTGTGTCGTCAAGATGTGTGCGACTTTTTGAAAGGTCTTCCAGAAGTTGATCTTATATATTTGGATCCACCATACAATCAACACCCGTATGGTTCAAACTATTTTATGTTAAACCTAATTTGTACTAACGAAAGACCTCATACAATTTCAAAAGTATCAGGTATCCCGGAAAACTGGAACAAAAGTCAGTATAATTATAAAAACAAGATCAAAGAGGCTATGGAACTTACCATAAAGTTGGCAACCGAAAAGGCTAAACATACATTGATATCTTACAATAATGAGGGTTTCATAACACCCGAAGAGTGGGAAGAAATCCTCAAACCATATAAATATAAAAAAATTGAAATCGACTATTCATCATACAAAGGTAGTCGTAATCGAAATAATCGTCCTAGTAAAGTTACAGAATACTTATTTGTTATTTCGTCTTTGTAATTTTAAGATTCGTCTTTTTGGTCGCCTTCTTGGCATCATCTTCTTTTTGTTGAAGATACTTAGGGTTGTACATCTGTTTATGAAGTCTCCATAGATCTGGGCTACCAACTCTAAAGTTCTTACGAATTGATGCCTTATACCAAAATACACAGTCCTGTATTTTATTTGATTTAACGGTATTATCTAAGACTAGACATTCATAGTTTTCCGTACAAGCATCCATCACTTTATTAAACATGTCAAATGATGGAAAGATACCGAAAAATGACTTATAGAGTTTCTCTCTATTTTGTATGATGTTTTCCCTGAGAACAAACACATAGTCTACATTCGCCCGCAACGCTGGTGGAAGATCCATCACATATTGCATCGTAAGCATGAAGAAGATCTTCCAGTGACGCCCATTCATAAAACATTGTCTAATACAGGTATCTTTGAGAAACTTGTTGTCATACATACAATCATCGAGGAGCATGAACGCACCACAATTTGTTTTACCTGAACCCACCAATTTACGCTGCCTGGACATTACTCGTTCTATCGCATCTCTGTCGTAGTCACCATAAACAAACAAGTCTGGAACAAATTCTGAATAAAAGTGATTTCCCTCTTCTGTACCAGACAACACAATTCCGGCTGGTAAGTGTTTCTTATAGTACATGATGTCTTTCACAAGGGTTGATTTCCCGGTGTTACGTTTACCTACAAAAACACACACCCGATCGTCAGACATCATCTCGGGTTTGAATTTCCTCAATTGAAGATTCATTCTACTCTAGTGTCCCGTTTTATTTAGTAAAATTTTACTCACATAATGTAGGAATGTCAGGTCGCTTGAGACTTGCCACCACTGGGATCCAAGATCAATGGCTCACAGGAGATCCGCAATTTTCATATTTCCTGATGAACTTCAAGAGACATACAAAGTTTGCAATAGACTACGTTGAAAGTCAATTTGATGGTAATATTTTAGACTTTGGTAAAACTCTTCATTATCGGATACCAAATGATAAAGGTGATGTTATTAGAAATATGACATTAAAAGTTACACTTGATGACCCTTCACCGGGTGGCGATGAATGGTGTCCTTCTATAATTTCACATATGGTAGAAAGCGCTGAACTTCTTATAGGTGGGCAGACCATTGAAAAAATTACGGGGGAATACATTTACATGCATCAGCAGCTTCATAATACAGATGATGATACCGATCAAACTCTATATTTTTTGAATGGACACGGCGAACTTTTAAGTTATTCGGGTAACTATACTTACTTTATGGATCTTCCATTTTACTTTTATCGTAATCCAAGTCTAGCTATACCAACGTGTGCACTAACGAAGCAATTAGTTGAAGTTAAAATAAAACTGAGACCACTCACAGAACTCATTGAAGGCGGTGCATCACCGGGTGTTTCAGCAAATTTGTTAAAATGTTCTATAGACACAGAATTTGTTTTTCTTACCGAAAGGGAGCGTAAATATCTAATGTCAAGACCAATAGATTATGTTATCACACAAGTTCAAATGTCAAAATTTGTTATGAAAGCTGGTGAAAACACCAAATCTGTAATGTTAAACTTTACACATCCAGTAAGAGAACTTTTCTTTGTTTCACAATCAGAAGTGGCGGTTCGTGATAATCATCCAAATAGATACAATAAAATTACAAACGTTAAATTGAAGTTTAATAATGAGACAGTTTTTGACAGGGATTATAAGTTCTTGGTGTATGAACAAGCTATCAAACATCATATTAGCCCACCTAAATATACTTCATCCACAAACTATAAACATTCGGAATTTGCGATGTACAGCTTCGCTCTTAATCCTGAAGTTTATTATCCAACTGGACAAGTTAATATGAGCAGAATATCTCATAAACTGTTAACTATTGAAATAACTCCAATAAACGATGTTGATCATAACAATACACGTGTATATGCAGTGAACTACAATATACTTAGGGTGAGTGATGGTTTAGCGGGTTTAAAATTTTAGAATGTTATAATAGTAATGGCTGGTCGTGTACAGCTTTTAGCATCTGGACCTCAAGACAGATTTTTTACTATTGATCCAGACTATACATACTTTTTGCAGAGTTTCAGAAAACATTCAAATTTTGCAAGAGAATATGTAAACATAGACCCAGAAAATGCAGCCGACTTTGGTGGAAAAGTAACATTTAAAGTTGCTCAAAATACAGGTGATTTGTTAAAAACTCTCAGCGTTAAGATGAAATTGCCTGCTATTTCTACTATAATATATGATGACCCTAGATACATAGATTCTATAGGTCATGCACTTATTGAATATGTGGATCTGATTATAGGTGGTAAGATTGTTCAGCGTTTACCAAGTGATTATCTTCAGATTTACAGTGAACACAATGTGACACAAACAAAACAAAGAGCTCTCAAAGAACTTATTGGGAAATACCCAGAACGTACAGTATCTACTAGGGTATCTGATAAGGATATTCTTGGTATAAATAGTACAGCTAGTAGCGATGAAGAGTTTTTCGTGGATTTACCCTTTTACTTTTACAATAATCCAGAATTGGCAATACCATTATGTGCGGTAAAAAAACAAGAAGTTGAAGTTGAAATTAAAATTCGTAATCACGATCATCTTATAATAAAAGGAACAACCGGGGAACTTCAACCAGTAACACCTGGAAGTATTCACCTGAAAGATTTTAGACTATGTGCAGAAGTTATATTTCTTGATCCATGTGAAAGAATAAAACTTGAGAATGAAAAGAAAGACTATATCATAACTCAAATACAGCAAAATGTTTTTGATATAGCTCAGGGTGCGCAGACAGGTGATTTTAAATTAGATTTTATAAACCCCGTAAAAGAACTTTACTTTGTCATTCAAAGACAAGGAGATACGGGTACTGGAGAAGGAGAATTTATAACACCATTTGATTATGATAATACACTCGCCGATACAGGTGGAAAGTACATTTTATTTGAAAATCTTGATTATCTTACACTTGATCTAGATGGACAACCGATTATTACAGAACAGACGGGTAGTGTTATATTTCTCAAAGCAGTTCAATCTGCAATCCATCACTCTAAAACTCAACTTATTAGACGTTTCTATTCTTATAGTTTTGCTTTAGAACCAGAAAAATGGTATCCAACTGGTCAGGTTAACTTCAGTCTTATAAAAGAACAAATTCTAAAACTAAGTTTAACACCTTGTGCAGACTATGCAAGACAATTGCGAGTATACGCACTAAGTCATAACATTCTACGTATAAGTGAGGGAACTGCTCGAACTCTTTTTGACGTTAAATATTAAGAAAGATGATGAAAACTGGTTTTGGTGAATCTTCAGGAGCTTACGAAGAAGCTCAACAAAATACTCTCATTGGTATCCTGATTCCTGTGCTTGAAAGAAGTATGATACTGGCAGCAGAATATTCAAAGGCATGTGGTCGTAATACAGTACTTGGTGAAGATATGGAATACGCCATCAAGTATTGTGCGATGTATACCGTTGGACAGAACATTGGTTCAATTTGTCCAGAAATATATGATGAAGAGTCTTCAGACGAAGAAGATATTGAAGAAGTTGATCCAAGCGAATGTCCCCCATTTGAGAGATACACAGGTGATGACTCAACATTCAAACAAATGAATGAAGCCTACGATCGTTGGAGCCAGTGGGTACCTCAAAGTCCGGTAGAAGAGATGTTAAAAAATGCTATTAATAGTAATGAGTACATCGGAGCCAGAGGGATGGACGATTTCTGAATATAAATCCTTCAAAGTTACAGGAGATGAAGAAGATTCAGAAAGCAGCACCGATGGAGATTCTGACAACGAAGAGCAAATCTTCGCAAAGTCTCAAGTAGTCAGAAGACCGAAGTATAAGAAGATTGTTCAGAAGGAGGAGTTACTACCTGAATAAAAAAAATTTCCCAATGTATAGTATAAAACTCTCAATCATGGCTGACATGACTGCTCAAGCTCTCAAGACTGTTAACCTTGTTACCCAAGAATTGGAAACTCAATCCCTCAATGCCATTGTTGCGGGCTTCTCTTTCGCGGCGGCGATGAGCTGGATGGACTTGGTCCGTTGGGTTATCCAACAACTTATTAAGGTGCCAAAGAACGGTGGTACCCAGTACACGCTCACCGCGATCCTCACCACCTTGTTGTCCATTGCGGTCTACATGGTGATCTCCAGCATCTCCACCCGGGTGTCCAAGCCAGCGCAACCAGTCTTCGCGATTACTCGCTAATTTTTGGGCGTCGCTTCATAAGCAGTAGGAGAACCATTCCAACTAAAACAATTAATGCAATAGAAATGTATTCCATTTTCCACTTATAAACATCTTCCACAATTTCTGGGATGTTTATTGGCGACGGCAACTCCTTACTTATAACTTCCGACGAGACTTTTGGTAGACCTTCAAGTTTATCTGTAGATCCCGTAATTTCAAGCTTTAATATGTGATCCTGATTTCTGAAATCATATGGAATTAATCGTCCATGACTCGTATAGAAAAATTCAATCTTAATGTCTCGTATGAACTTTTGAGGTCCTTTGTAAAACTCGTATGTTAATGGGTCATCTGCGTGATGGTAATTTATGAAATCTGTTCCATTTAACAAAATATGACCCGTATAAAATGGTGTAACTGAATAAATCGTTTTTGTGAGTTCATCTGATCCAGCTGTAAGACGAAGAATGAGTGAATTTGGACCCTGTAAATTAATCGCACCAGACACCACAGTATCAGCAGTGGTTGGATTTTGAGATGAAAATCCCAAAACCTGATGTGGCGTTGTAACAGATGTATTACTCAGATAACCATTAGTACCATCAAAAAATTCAAGTGAAAAGGTGTTACTCGACACCGTGTTTGAAAATGTGAGAGCATTTGTATCAGAATCAAATACAACAGAATCTATACATGTTAAAGGTGGTTGCATTTTAGAATCCAAATCACTAGCTAACGTTGAACCACTTGTATAATTTGTTTCGTCAAGTGTAACTTCAATCGTATCATAGGGGGCACCGGAATCATAAATACTAAAAGTCCTATTCGTAGAACAAATTGTTAGTTGTGGTGTGGGTATTCTCGCGGAGACTAAACTAACCTTTGTTACATCATAAATAGGTTCCTTGAGAGTCACAACATAGTTATTAGCGTGAGCATACACATTTGTATCTCTCTCACCTGAATCTATGTCAAGGGTATGAACCTTCATTAAAATATAGGCACAATATTTTAATGATTGTTTTTGTCTATAAACTGATTAAAAATTAGCAAATGCTGTGAGAAAGTGGGTTG